TCCACTTCCAACGCCGCCTGTGGGTTCCATACTATTACGACCAGTCTGGGGCTTACAACGCAGTCACCTACACCGACCGCAAGATCACAGATGAGATTGCCGTGTCCGACATTCTTGATACCACCACCTTTGACCAGATCGAAAACCAGTTTCGTGTTTCTGGTGGTACTGCTGACTATGTGGTTGGGATGCATGGGTTCTACGACGATGCGTTGATTGTCCTCAACAGAAACAGCATCCACCAGATTAAGGGGACGCAGGGGACGCTTCTAGACACTAGGGTTACAGAACTAACCTCCGAGGTTGGCTGCTTAGCTCGCAAGTCCGTAGTGATGAGGGCTAACACCATGATGTTCCTGTCGGACGATGGGGTGTATGGTGTGGAATTCCTTAACGATTACAACCTTCGCGGGGCTGAGGAGCCAATTTCCAAGAACATCCAGCCCTACATTGACAGGCTCAACAAGGATCTGTCCAACAAGTCAGTTGGAATCCTGTTCGATAACAGGTACTACCTTGCGGTTCCGCTGGATTCCGCTCCGGGCATTAACAATGCTCGCGGGAACAACTCAATTTTGGTGTACAACTTCCTAAATGGAGGCTGGGAGTCGCTAGATACTTTTGGTGACACTAGATTCTTGATTGAAGACCTTATTATTGGTTCAGCAGGGGTAAGGAACAACCTGTATGCTGTTACCGCTAACGGAGGATTGCACCAATTGGAAGCGTTTGATGACTCTAATGACAACATTAGCGTGTCCAACACTAATGATGTTAAGACATCAGCACCCATTCTGTCTAGGCTGATTACCCGTGGGTACGACCTTGAGACACTGGAACGGAAAAGGTACACCGACTCGCAGATCAATATGCAGGGGTTACCAAGCCAAAAATCTGAATACCTAATTGAGTTTGCTGCTGAAGACCCAGACAATTCATCGGCCATTGGAACTACAACTCAATTCCTAAATGGTGAAGTTCTAGAGTCAACTAACCCATCAGAAGCTGAAACAGCAAGCATTAGGTGCAGGCTTGGTGGCATTAGAGGCTATACAGGAACCATGATCTTGACAAGAACACAGGGTTCAGCCAAGATAAACTCAATCAAAGTTGCTGGATCAGTAACAAATAGACAAATTATCTCACAGAAATAAGTTATGGGAGCAGTTGACACTACTTACACTTTTACGGCTACTGACACAATCACTAGCGCGAAGATGAATAATATCATCGACCAAACCACGATGACAAGTGATGCGTGTTTATCTGGGGGCGGACTTCAGGTTGCGTCTGGACAATTAAGTATTGCCAATGGTGCAATAAACAACAGCCGACTTGCGACAGGCTCTGTGACATCCGACAACATTGTAGACGGCACTATCGTAAATGCTGACATTAACGCATCTGCGGCTATTGATGGCACGAAGATTTCGCCAAACTTTGGAGCGCAAACTATTACTACAACAGGTAATGCGGTAACCGGAACGCTTTATTTGTCTAGACAAGATGCATCTACGGAAGGAGGAGAGGTACAATTTAGAAAAGCATTTGATGCTACTACAGCATTTACTATAGATTGTAATGGAGCCGGGAATTCTCCAAATTTAAGAATTTTTGGGACAACTGGACAGGTTGCTACAATTACCGCAAGCGGCAATGTCGGCATCGGGACTGTCACGCCAAGTTCCAAGCTCCATGTCGCAGGAGACCTCACCATGTCATCCGCTACCGTAGCCACGGTCGCAGGGTCAGGTGCTGGCGGATCTACTCCAGCAAATGTTTCTGGCTTCCTAGTCGTAAACATTAACGGAACAAGCCGAAGAATTCCATACTACGTATAATATGAAGACACTTATTTCAAGCACAGGAGACTCTGCAACCTATGAGTTTACATTCGGTAATACCATTCGCGTTGTCGAGTACAACAAGCCCCAGCCACGGGGAGGCGAGGAACCAGCCCCAGAGCAACCATTCGACCACGAAGCAGTGTCAGAGGCTGAACACCAAGGTTGGCTCGCATGGCTTGGTGAAGTTGATGCAATCTGAGTCATGGTCATTCGATGAACCAGCACCTAGCAAAAGCAATAGCAACATATGAATCTTGACCTTTCACACATCGACCCAGATGTACTCGCTACATGCAGCGAGGTGGATAAGATTGAGTATGCGATGAGTCAATCCGAGGAAAAGGTTGAATGCCCGTTGACCCACCTTTTCACTCCGGGTCTTTACACAAGAACAATTTTCATGCCTGCTGGGTCACTCATTATGTCAATGACTCACGGCACAAGGCATCCATTTATTATTAGTGTTGGCGAGGTTGATGTGGTTTCACCAGAGGGTTCTGTAACTTATGTAGCTCCGTATATGGGCATAACCCAGCCGGGAACAAAAAGGTTTTTGCATGTAAAAAAGGACACAACATGGACGACATTTCACACTAATCCCAAAAATTTGGTAGATCCAGACCAAGTTGGGGAAGATATTCTTGAAAAATGTAGTAATCCGCTAATTGATGAGAATCACCCAATGCAAAAGCCTTGGAGCAAAAATGAATCAAATTCAACAATTATCAATGCTATTGGAGATGTCATGACAATCGAAGAACTAAACACAAATAACAAGGAGGAAGATCAATTATGTCTTGGGTAGCAGTAGGCACGACAGTAGTTGGTGGCGCAGTGTCCGCCTATGGTGCATCTCGCGCAGGCAAGGGTGGAGGCCCAGCACCTGCGCCAGTTGATATATTCAAAAGAGGCACAAAGGGTGGCAAAAGCATTGCAGAAAAGCAACTAGCAGGAACTGTTGGGTACTACGGCAGTGCACTTCCGAAATTTCTAGACCTTAACAAGCAGTACTCCCCAGAGTTCATCAAACAGGGTTTTGAGTTTGGTCAGCAAGGAGTTACTGGATTCCAAGGACTTCGTGATCTGGCTGCTGGTGGCGAAGCGGATGCAATGGCTCGCCTTCGTGAAGCAGAGCTTGGAACAATGACCAATCAAGCTGGAATGACCCGTGGACTCATGGAGTCACTTTCCCCAGAACAAGCGGCACAGGTCAAAAACATGCAGGATCTAGCAGGCCAAGCAGCGGGTGCTGAAGGGGCTTATGCTGGGCGCATGGGGGAGGCACTTGGAATGTACGGAATCCGACCGCAGACCTTCAACCCCACCATCCAAGCCGCAGAGCAAGATGCCGCAATGGCAAACCAAATGGCGCAAGAAGCCTATGCTCGTCGCGGCACGCTCTCTGCACAGGAACAACGAACAGCGCAACAAACGGCAAGAGAAGCCGCACAATCCGCTGGCAGGCTTGGAGGGAATGCAGCTATTGCCGCAGAGATTCAAAACAGGGAAGCTGCACTTGCTGGCCGGAGAGCGCAAGCTACACAGGCAGGTCAACAAGCATTTGAGCAGCGTCAGAATCTCGCAAATCTTCGTTTCCAAGAGCAACAAGCGTTGTTTAATCAAGGCATTACTGGCGCGACGACAACCGCAGACATGCAGACGGCTGGACTCAATCAGCTTCAAGACATTGAGAAGATGCGTGCGAATATGCGTAACGATGCTGGAATAGCGGCGACAAATGCTTACAATGCTGCTGGTGGATTTTACACCACTCCGGGTCTTAACCTACTTAAACAAACGCCACAGTCCTATACCGCTGGGACTAACATGGCAAACATTGGTCTTAACTTTGGTAACACAATGGGTGCTAACCTTGATTACAACCTTCCGCTTAACCTTGCGCGAGAAATGGGCGGGGCGACGAATCAGCAAAATTCCGCAAACTATGCAATCAACGCTCAGAATGAAGCCAATAAAGCAGCAATGTGGAGCAACATTGGAAACTCCATTATGGGTGCTGGAATGAATATGGCAGGAGGTGGATTTAACTTTGGCGGTGGTGGAGGCGGTGGGAATACGGTCTCCGCCAGTCAATTAAATATACCAAGATATTATTAACATTATGGCACTATACGGAGGACAAGTACAAACGGCTGGGTATCAAGCACCAGATTACAATCAAGTAATCCAAGCTAATGCGCTGGTAAACGCGCAGCAGCAGCAATCAATTGCCGATCTAACTGGTCAAGTTAAGGACTACTTCAAGCAGCAGGGGGAGAAGAAGAAAGCGTTGAAAGCGGCTTCTACTCAAATTCAAGCAGCATTGACCTTGATGCCAGAGCTATCACCAGTTCTTTCTGGAATCTCTAATAACATTAAAGATGAGAATATCTCGCTTGATGACAGATTTGCCGAGGCATCTATTGTTGGTGATCTTATTAAGAATAGCATTAGCGCAATGCAGTCACAGCAGATGATGAACCTTCGCCAGCAGAAGTTTGCGGCATCGCAAGGTGGCGGCGGTGGTGGAGGAGCAAAACCTACCGCATCTAGCAACGGAGGATTTAACCCCTTGGAATAATTATGAATCTTCTTGAAACATTTACACAGGTTGTCCCGAATGCTGGGCCAAAAGCTAAAGAGAAAATTGGAAATGCCCAACAACGCATCGCACTATTAAGGGCTAAAGGATTTAATGAGGAGGCCGATGTGTTCGAGCAGGGATTGATGGGCAAGATTCAAAACAAGGCCTTTGAAACCATGGGCAATGATTTTGAGGAAATTGCTAAATTTTACGGATCAAACATTAAGCGTGAAGGTGCAACCAGACCACAAGACACCACGCCAGCAGACACAGCAAAAAAGGAAGCTACCACCGCTGCGACTATTGCCGAATTAAATCAACTTGCTAAAAGATCTGCTGAAAGTGGAAATCAATTTGATAACTCTTTGGTGCAATCCATTACAGCCCTTGCTCAAGTAGACCCAGACAAGGCTAGGGAAATTGCCAAATCATCTTTTCCTGTTCTTGAGAAAAAGGAAGAAGACAAAACGCCAAAGAAAACACAAGCGGATGTTACATTTGAGCAAAACGCATCTGCCGCATTACGCTTTACCGATCAATTAACTGACGCAATCAAGCAATATGGAACATTTGAAATTGCATCCTCAGCAGGATCTGCAAAACTTGGTCAACTCCCATATCAAATGGCAATTGCATACGCAAAGACTGTTGACCCAAGTTCTGTGGCAAGAGAAGGAGAAGTCGCCGCAGCACAGAAGTATTTAATTCCACTTGGACTTACTACTAGAAATGAGACCGCATTGTCTGCCGCAAAATCGTTTAGGGATGATATTGTGGAAAGGGTCAATCAGTATAAAAAATCAACTGGTGCAGATGTACAGATTGACACCGAGCCACCGAAACCTGACGAAAAAAAAGAAGAGACAGTTAGCGGGGTAAACGAGTTCTTCAATAAATTTAAATAACAAACCACCTTTAAGGTAATGGCATTCAATGTACCCGAAGAAGAAAAGCCCAAATTCAACAAAGCTGTCAAAAGTGGACTGGATTTGTTTGCAAAGGATGTCCAGAGAACTCTTGGGCAACTAGAGGTTCTGCAACCACAGACTCTGGTTGAGGCGTACAACCAGCCTGTTCAATCTCCCATCGCCCGTGACCTGACTCCACTGGAGCAGTATGTTTACGAGCCTCAGCCAGTCCCAGAAGTTGGTAGTCTAACCGAGATACCAGCGAGGGATAGCATGGTTGTTTCGCAGGAGCAGCCTCAAGTTCTGTCCAACTTTCGCAACCAAGCGGAAGCGCAATTTGACAGGGATATGGTGTCCATCACACCATACGAGCAAGCCATAACGGATGTTGTGGGAGCGGAGGTTGATTCGCTACGAAACGATGCTGGCGAAATCGCAAAATCACCACTAGAAGTTTTTTCTAAACCGCTAAACGCAAATAGCGTGCGTGCATTAGGGTTGGTAGACCAAGATGGGAATCCAACCGAAAGAGGTCAGTTGTTTTACAACCTCCAGCAGTCTGGAGTATTCAACGAGGATGGGACGATCAACGAAAAGGGTCAGGCGTATCTTACTCCAATTGCTGACATTGGAAAAGAAGAGAATCTAAAAGCATTTCAGATTCTTTGGGATGATGAAGTCATAAGACCAAACGCAACCTTTGGAGAAATCGCAAGAAATACGGGTAAGTTTGTTGTTGATGCTGCGTTAGGAGGTGCAACAAGAATAGGCCAAGAAGCCCAATCGTTTTGGTACAACTCCCAAACATGGGATAGCGCACTTGGAAGAACTGATCTCAGACCTCAAGAATTGAGAGACAAAATGACCGCAAGCGGTCTTGGTCTCGTTGAGGGTGCTGTAGAAAACCTTGCGGGGTGGGCTGGAATCGCAGATATCGGCTCGGCTTGGATCGGTAAAAAGCTTTATGATGTTCTTCCTGATGGAATGGAAGACGAGGCAGAGCAAGCATTGTATGCTGCTCGTCAACGCCAATGGCAAACCCAACAAAACATCGCCAATTTAAGTACGGGTGAAATAGCAGAAGCTGTTCTTGGAATGGACAATGCTGTAGCTGAAGCTGAATCTGCAAAAAGCAGGATTGGTAAAGAGGAGTTTGACAAGCAATATGGTCAAACAAGCGCATTTTCGCAACTGGCACTAGACCCAACTAATGCTATCCCAGCGTCCATTGCCGTAAAGGCTGCTAGAACAGCACCACTTGCAAACAGGGTGGCAATTACCGCACAAAAAAGAATGGCGAGTATTGCCGCTCAAGATTTGGCAATTGCTGAAGCGCAAACAGCTATCGAGGCAGCTAATGCTGTTTTGAAAAAAGAAGCCGCAACCGTGAGTGTTGCGAATCGTCTAGCTTTCGACATTTCAACACGCGCAGGAGCAAGCCCAGAGTTGGTTGCTAGGGCTAACCAAGCATCTCAAGTTGCCAGCAGAATTTCTGATAGTGCCAACCAAATTAGGGCAACACTTCCAACCGTAACTACGGAATTGGAAAGTCTTGTCGCAAAGCGTAATAGCCTAGCCACTCGCATTCCAGAGGCGTACTCACAGAAGGTTCTGCAAACGATGGAGCTTGGTAGGCAGATGCGAGCTATGCCAGCAAAGGCAGTTGGGGCAACCTTGGAGCGTGTTGGTGACACTATTTCAAAGACTGACACAGCGGTCACAAACTTCCTGCAAGAGCGTGGTCTGGATCAAATGTACACCGCTGCCGTTGGCGCAGCCGGGGTTGTTGGTTTGGCTGGAAATCCCATTATTGGAGCGATTGGTGCAGGAGCGGCTGCACTCAAGACTGGCAATGTTCTGTCCAACTACGGAAAACTATTCCGTTATGTCGGCAAGGAGATGGAGAATGTGCGTGGTCAAATTCCATTTTGGAAGCGTGTGGCGGCACATACCGCACCCGGTTCATTGGGTCGTGGATTTGCACACACATTCAACATGCTAGACCTAGGTGGTGTAACCTCTGACACAATCCGCAGGGCTGGTCGTGGTATTGCCGCAGCCGCACCTACGGACTTGATGTTTGAGTACCTATCTGACGGTGCTGACATGCGTCCAGAGACCTTGTATCAAGCAGGTTCGGAGTCATTCTTTATTGGTGGTTCGTTTGCTGCTGGTGGTGGTGCATTCATGGGAACCAAGAAACGCATGCGTGAGCTTTCCATTGGTGATGAGATTAACTTTAGGCGTGATCTTACTGACCCGCGCCAGAAGGCATTGTTTGAGGCAATTCCTGCTGGAACACGCAGGGCTATTTCCACTTACGCCATCGCCAACCCAACACTCAACTACACCTTTAAGGACTCTGGTGCTAGCAGGTACGACCCCAACACCAACACGGCAGTTATCAATGTTAATTCAACCAACCCGATCAAGGCACTGGTTGCACACGAAACACTCCACCACACAGTCATCAAGAACAACATGGAACCCGGCATCGCTGCCCTGTTCCTAGGTGATACCAAGAACAACACGGTTGGTGGATTGTTCCGTTCTAGGGATGGAAAGCTAGACCCTAATTTTGAGGCATTCCGCGATGGTTACTACAAGCGTCTTGGTGTCGAGGGTATGTCCAACGCTGAAAGGGATGCCATTTACCCGCTCGACAAGATTGCGGTTGAGTACTTCATCGAGAAGCACGCTGACCAGTACGCAGCAATGGCGGAAAGTGGTGAGCTTGGCGCGGTTGCATCCAGTGGTGTTGCTAGGCGCAAACTTGGATCAATCCTTGAAACCGTACTTCCGAGGATTCCAGTCCTCAAAGACCTCCACTTCAAAAGTGGCGGCATGATCGACAAGAACGGTGCGTGGGTGACTGGAAACGGCATCCTAGACGCAGAAGGTGTCAAGCGTGACCCAATCACCAGCAAGATGTTCCGCGACATGAACAGGCGCAGTGCCGGGCTTGTGCCGGGGCAATTTGACCCTCTCATGAGCGACAAGCCAGACTCTGGTGCGCCGATCCTTCTCAACCCATCTGACAGCATTGATGCCGAGCTTCTTCACCCGCTGGTGCAGGTTGACGATGCTAACAAGCCGATCATGAAGGACGGCAAACCTGTGGCACTGGATAGGGCTACAGAGCTTTCGCGTGCGCTTGCAGGGCTTACTGCTGTTGAGGTGATGCGGAGGAAGAGGGCAGAGAACTATGCCCCAGAGAAGGGTGAGGCACATGTGGATGACGAGGGGCAATTCCAGCCCGGATGGTTGTCCAACGATGTCCTCACCGAGATGTTCGCCAAGAACAAGTACAACCCAGAGCAGAAGCGTATCATCCGCGAGATGAACAAGCTGATCCGCAAGGGTGCTGGAGATCGCGTGGTCATGATCAACTTCCCCGCGACAACCAGAAACAAGGCTGGGAAGGTTGTTTACAAGCCGCAGGGTGCTACTCTACGCGACACGGTTCCAGTCGCTGTCACCATCTCCAAGGACGGCAACTTGCTGTTCGGGCTTATGTCTGTAACCAAGCTTCATGAGAATATCCAGAAACGTTCACAGGACAGGCGCGGCAAGAAGCTGTATGGTGGCAATGTGGATTTGATCCTGCGGGACACGCAGGCGATGATGGACTACCACAAGCAAGGCTTGGACAGCATTGAGTTCTTCAAGCAAAAGTATGGTGCTGTTGAGGCCGATGAGCGCAAGAAGTTCATCAACACCATGTTCGGTCTGCTCAACAAGAAGGAGCAGGCAGTTCTCAACCCAATGCTTCTGGAGGATGGCATTAAGAGCAAGGACAATGTCTACCGCACCTACCGCGCAGATCGCGTCAGCAAGGCAATACCAATGGCTCCAGAGGAATACGCAGCAATGCCGTTTAGCTACGAGGCAGTGAGCCAAGTCCGCATGCCAGAAGCCCAGCGAGCGATGCCAGAGGGTGAGCAGGGTGGTGATGTCACGCTCACCAGACTCCGCGAAATCCGCGATGGGTTGGACGAAAACCTCACAGAACGCGAGGCGATTGACGAGCTTGACTTCATCATCAATGACGCTCCATCTGGATACTTCCCTCAAGACATTCTAAACAAGGTTGACCAAGCGAAGAGAGACCTTGAGGAAGAATTCACCACATGGGCCGGCAGGGGAGACTCTGAAGCAAGCACCGAGTCTGCAATTTCATCCGTTATGAGCTTCTTGGACAGCAAGGAGTCTAGAGGGGAAGCTGCTCCCACCCGCTTCATGCCAGAGGGTATCTCCCCAGAAGACCTCAACCCCGTAGCCAACGCACAGGAGGCTCAAGGACGATGGGCAGACGGCAAGCAGATGTTTGCGATCAACGAGATGGACGAGAAGCTGATTCCCATCACATCCAAGGCGATGCTGGACTCGTATCCTGCGGATGCTATCGGGTGGATGGAGCCACAAGAGGCTCCCGCTGTAGATCAGACTAGTCAGATGCGCTTCATGCCAGAAGGCTCAAAGGCAACACCGACAGAGGTATTGCAAGAACTGGATTCTACGAACTTTATTCCGAGGAAAATGGCGGCAAAAATACTAGGCCCATTTCCAGAATATCTGACCCCAGTGGCAGATTTTATTGCTAAACAACGAGAGAAATTGGTGTCTGGATCATTGACCCCTAGGGATGTGTGGAAGGCGTACGCAATGACCGTTGCATCACAGGGAACTGGTGCTGTTAGCGTTGACCTATTGAGAGACAAGCTGTCAAAGGTGGGAATTGACTTTAATCCTCCCGATCTGTTTACAGACACTGGCAAGTCAGGACAAAAGACTATTAGACCAGAGGAGGCTGCGGCTTATTGGTTGGGAACACCAGAGGGTAAAGTGGCACTTGATAATGCCGAAGCTGGAACTACATCAGCCTCCGACTGGGATGGTCTGGTACAAGTAAGAAAAGCATATGGCGATGATAGGTTTAAAACATTCAATGTGTTTTCAGACAAAAACCTGTCAAAAATTCCCGTGGTGGTTGATCAATTAAACCAAAGTAAAGGGAAAAGCAAACAGGTGTTGGACGCTGTACAGTTGCTGAATGGAGTAAGCACCGGGAAAAAAGGATTTATTAGTCATCTTCTTGGTCTTGGAAACACTCCGACAATTGATGCGGTTGAAATCAATTTCTGGCTTACTGGAAAAGCTGATGTTGGAACATTAAAGACAAAGGAAGCAGACCTAGCGAGAAAGATAAAAGATACATTTAGCGACAAGCGTGTCCGCGAGGAGATGTTCAATCGAATCGACAATAGCATTAGTCTATTGCAAGGTGTTGCAGAAGGAGGTCAGAAGGTTCCACGGGATGTATGGGCGCATGTCACGCACCACTGGTTGTGGGACAAGGCGAAAGGATTGGAGACCACCCATGCTGGAATGTATGAGGCTCAGAAGAGGTTCATGCCAGAACCACTCCCTGCAAATTACCAGTCTAGCCGGGACACTACATTCCTTTATCAGTCTATCGGGCCTGATGGAATCGTAAATCTTAATAGGCCAATCAAAAGCACAGAAGCACTCCCAACAATCTCAACTAGGCATGAATACCCAGTAGAGGATTTCACGGTGTCAAAGTTCGATAAGCGAGCATCCATCCTATATGCGAAGAACAAGAATGGAGAAGATGTGTCATTTAAGTTTGACCCACAACTAATGAAGCAGCCTGAATTTGCAGACTTCGACGACTTGTATGATGGTGCGGTTGTACAGCTAGCGATGGCAGACAGGCATGGTGCTACTGACGGTGACATGGGTGGTCATTCATTCCCAGACCTGAAGGTTAACCAAGACATTATTGTTGATGATGGTAATGGAAATGAGTACAAGCTTGTTTGGTCTAACAATGCATGGGGGCCGGCAAAGAACATGTCCACCAAGGCGCAGAAGTATGGTGCTACCACACTTCTTACCTATAACATGGATCAGCACGCTCATGATTCAAATACGAGAACGGTTCGTATCTTCTCAAACGAGATTGCCAACTCCAACCTTTCGGCAAAAGATCAAAGCACATTGCTTATTGTGATGAATGTTGCGCTCAAAAAGGCACAATCATCAGCAAACAAGCAGGACTTGAGAGCGTTGCTAAAAACCAAAAAGGATCTTATTGATTTACTGAAGAAAGACGATAAGGCAATATCTCAAGCAAAAGGATATGTTGGGAAAAAACCATTGAGTTCCGAAGAGAGACTAGCGTTAGAAAACGAAATTGAAGGAAATCAAAAAGACATTGACGATGAGAACCAATTTCTAAAGGAGTCACTTGGTGTCAAGTTAGCTGGAGATGAGGAGGTTAAAGTGGATGCGTTGTTTAGGGATTACCAAAACAAGCGGAGGGCTTACGAGAAAAACACCAAATCCGAATCAAGGAAAAAGGCAATGGTCGATGCTGAGAAGGCACTCAAGGCATATCAAAAGACCAAGGAATTCAAGAAAGCTGAAGGTCTATTGCCATCACGCGAGCTGGACAGGTTCTCGAATACATTCAAGGGAAGAAAGTCCCTCATCCTTGCTGTTAAGAACAAGGAGGCATCCGTTAAATGGCACGGATTTGACTCGCAGAAGATATCGCGGGCAATTGGAGATCAGTTGACTGGTGACAGTCTACACATCGTTAGCTCAGTCGAGCTTTCAAGTGACCCTAACTTCAAAGCCGTCTACCTTGGAGATGATCCACGGGAAATTGCTAGGATGTCACCATCTGAGCAAAGGGCAGCATTGCAACTCAAAGCCAATCCAAACTTTGTCTCTCATGAGGCATATCTTTGGTCTATGCTTGGCCCGGCAGAGTCCAAACACATTTACAACACCAACCAAAGATCGGTGCTGGAATCATTCCCTGACTTTGTAAACGAATACTCAAAGTTGCCAGTCAAGCCGGGCAAGTTGAAGCTGAACGACCCAAACAGTAAGGCATCCGAATTCAACATCGTAAATACAATCCGAGATCAGTCCAAAATTGGCATTGTCTTCCGCGCGGAAAAGGGTAAAAACAAAGAAACCAAATCACAAAGAAATGGAAGACAATAGCGACAAGCAAATTGCCCAAGAATATATTCGGGCATTCAGCAAACCAATGCCGAGGGGTTTCGATGGATTGAAACGAGTTGGATATGAAATCTACGAGAGCGATGGCGGCGCGTTCTTTGCCGTTAAAAAAGACGCTCCAGACCTTGCTCACGCACTTGCATCATCCGCAGCCCAAGGGGATTCTGACGCGATTGACACCATTTACGCCGATACCGATGCGGAGGTTGAGTCCGAATACAGGATGAAATACGGAAAGAAAGCGTCTGGAAATGCAGATGCCATTTCTAGTGCCGCAAAGCTGAAGTAAAACTAACCACCATGAGCGAGAAACTAACCGCAGAACCAGATCAGGAATGGTTCGCAGAGGTAATGCGCCGAGCCGAGGAACACGGCAACAGGCAGCGTGTGGAGTTCTGGAACCCACAGGCTGCGGCGAAGTGCCTCTGGCTGCTCGCACAGGGGAAGAGCATAAAAAGCACCTCCGAGATCACCGGGCTTGCCCGTGACACCGTGCGGTCGCTCATGTGGCGGCATTCTGACACTCTGGAGACGAAGCGTAAGGAATTCAGCCAGAAGTACGCGATGGCTGCTGAAACCTACACGGACTTGCTATTTGCGAAGGCAGACCAGTTGTCCGACGATCCCGAACAACTCAAGAACATCTCCCCCGACCGACTGGCGATCACTGTTGGCGTTTTAACGGACAAGTCCATGCAACTCTCTGGCATGGCTACTGCGGTCGTGGAGCACAGGCAGGGTGCATCTATCGACGATGCCGCCAAGATGATCGCAGAGGCTAAATCCCGCATTGCCAGCAAGGTGAAGGCGAAGGTAGTCGAGGCTGAAATTGTCGCATGATCCCAGAACCAGAATCCAGATACGCAGACCACCTCAAGGATGGTGGGAATCTAGTTCGCCACTACATGGTCGAGCATGACGGCACGCAACACAAGTGCCATACGCTATTCTACGCCTCGTACTTGGCCGAGAAACTCAACGCCAAGGTTTGGCATGTGGTGCTAAAGAAGCACATAAGACCATTTATAGGCGTTTGTCAGCACTGCCAGAACAACAAGAAATACCGCGAGCTTCACCTTGTGGGTGGCAACCGTGGGTCATTTCCACCAGAGGACGACACCTTTGGGTGTGATGATTGCGACAGCGTCTACCACATAAAGGATATCCTGATGGAGACCGGGGCATACAAGACAACATGAAGTGGAGATCTCACCAGATCCTTTCCCCGCCGACCGATGAGGAAATTGCCCTCATGGAGCCAGAGGAGCTTATCGAGCTTCACAGGGTCTACCACGAAGCTGTAGACAACGCTGAACGCGACCCATACCGCTTTGGCTTCCGACTCCCCCACTGGGCGAAGGCAGAGGATCAACTACAGGAGGTAAACGAGATTGTGGCACTAGGCGGCAACCGCAGCGGCAAGACGCAGTGGGGCGCATTCTCCGTGGTGCGTGCTGCTATAGAAAACCCCAACGCCGAGATAATGTGTTTCGCACAGACTTCCGAGGTCAGTATTCGCCAGCAGCAGAGTGCCGTGTGGGACTGGCTCCCAGCCGAGCTACGCACGAAGCAGACATCCTCCGGGACATACATTTCCTACACAAAGAAGAATGGATTCACCGACTCATCGCTCATCCTACCCAACGGCTCTCAGATCATATTTAAGACCTACTCCCAGTATCAGAATAACCCGACCATCTTGGAGGGAGCGGAGTTGGGTTCTAGGTCTCCTAATTGGCATAATGTGGGCGTGTGGCTGGATGAGTATTTGCTTGGCCCTGAGCTTATAAACACCCTGCGGTTCCGACTGGCAACCCGCAACGCAAAACTGTTGCTGACCTTCACCCCGATTGACGGGTACACGGAGGTGATCAAGGAGTATTTGGATGGAGCAACCAGCATAGAGAGCCGCGAGGCTGAACTGCTAAATGGCGAGCTTGTCCCCTATGTGCAGAGGAGCAAGAAGCGCAATGCCAGCGTCCATTATTTCCATTCACAGGACAACCCTTTCGGTGGCTACGAGCGGATTAAGGAGACTTTGGTTGGTAGGCCTAGGGAGGAGATCCTAATTCGTGCGTACGGGGTTCCGGTTAAGTCCCACGCCACCAAATTTCCCAAGTTCAACAAGGAGGTAAATGTGGTATCTCCCGACACTATTCCAACGAAAAATGTGACGCGCTACCATATTGTCGATCCTGCGGGAGCCAAAAACTGGTTCATGTGCTGGATTGCCGTGGACGCGACTGGGACATTCTGGGTCTACAGGGAATGGCCGGGCGTGGATGTGGGCGATTGGGCCGAGTGGCGAGGGGGCAAGTGGGTTGCAGGCGATGGGGCAAAGGGACAGGGATACGGAATCAAGGACTATGTGGAACTCATAAAAGACCTAGAGGGTGACGAGGAGATTCTAGAGCGTCTCATTGACCCCCGACTTGGTGCTGCCAAGTACCAGTCAGCAGATGGGGCTAGTAGCATTATCGAGGATTTGAACGACGAGGGCATCGTGTGCATACCCGCCCCCGGCTTGGAAATCGACGATGGGTTGCAAGCTTTGATCGGGAAAATGTCTTGGAATGTAACTATGCCGTCAGATTCGGTCAACCGACCGCATTTCTATGTCAGCGAGGAATGTGAGAACATCATCCAAGCCCTGTCCGAGTACACGGGCGATGGTGGCCTGAAGGAGGCGTGGAAAGACCCCATAGATGTCCTACGCTATGCCGCAATCTCTGGCATTGACCATGTGGACGGGTCACATATAGCTGTAACTAGACAAGGCACAGGAGGATACTAACCATGAAAACAAAGAAGAAAGCAGCAAAGAAGGTGGCCAAGAAGGTTGCGCC